AATGAATAAGTGATAGCAAAGCCTCCAGAACAAATGGGGGCTTTTTATTTTGGCCACCAGGATACGTTCTGGCGGCTTTTTATTTTTGGCTGGTACGTTTTATTCACTCCAGGGTTTAAGACGCACACGGGGCAACTGTGATCCCACACAGGGGGAGGTGAGGCTGCTGGACATAAACGTGCTTGATAAGGGCCAAAGGCGTGACCGTATAAGGCTTTTGGAGAGCCGGGCAAGACTTTTTAGAAAGAAACAACAGTTTGGCATTGCCTTATCGAATAATGAACGGGAACTCTACCTGGAGGACATAAAGGAATTGGTACGATTAAAAAGGATTGACCGCTCCGAGGAGTCAGTCCTTTTTTTTATGTACGAATACTTTTCCGATAACCTAAACCCCGAGAATGAGCAGAACCTTATCCCTGCCGGGGTGGGTCTTCGGGATGCGCCGCAGTTCCACCGGGAATTATGTGCGCTGCTGGATGAGGTGTCGGGTGTTAACCCCGTGGCCAGGATCGCCTGGGCTGCTCCCCGGGGCCATGCCAAGTCCGCCTATCTGTCGAACTGTTTCCCCATCCATCAAATATGTTATAACCTCCGGAAGTACATTCTCATTATTTCTGAAACCGATACCAGCGCCAAGAAATTTATTGAGTGGATTTCAATGCAGCTTAAATTCAACAAAAAACTCCGGGAGGATTTTGGCGAGCTGCTGGCCCAGCGCAAAACGCTCAACACCAAGGATAACCAGGAAGCATTCTTGACTTCTACCGGCATCCTGGTGGAGGCTGCGTCCATGGGTAAGCAACTCCGGGGCAAAAGGAACGGGTCCCACCGGCCCGACTTGGTTATCTGTGACGACCTGGAATCGGCCAAGAACACCAACACTCCGGAACTGCGGGAGAAAAACCTGCACTGGTTCAACTCCGTCGTTATCCCCATCGGGGACCCGGCCCGGACAGCATTCGTTTATATGGGCACCATAGTTAACGCCCAAGGGCTGCTGCCGTCCATTCTGAAACGGGCGGACTTTGAAAGCCAAACGTACTCTGCCATCGTAAATCCGCCGGAGCATCAGGACCTCTGGGATCAGTTTGAAAATATTTACCGGGACCCGGAAAACGAGAACCGGGCGGAGGATGCGTTGGCGTTTTACCAGGCCAGACATGAGGACATGGACCTGGGCGTGGAGGTTTTATGGCCGGGACGTTTTCCTTATTACCGGTTGATGATGGAAAAAGTGAACATCGGTTCCCGGGCTTTCGGCTCCGAGTTCCTTAATAACCCCATTGATACTGAAACCCAGATATTCCGGCCTTCTACATTCACCTATTTTGATTACCGGGACCTATCCGGACTGCGGGGGCTGCAGTATTACGGGGCGTGGGATATTGCCTTCGGAAAAAACAGCCGTTCGGACTATAACGCCATCGTGACCCTGGCCCGGGACCCCCGGACCGGGGTGCTTTATATTATAGATGTCTGGGCCAGGAAGTGCCCTGCCCACGAAGCCCTCCAGGTGGCTGCGGAAAAAATCATGCAGTACCGGCACCGGGTATTTGGGGTGGAAACAGTCCAGGCCCAATACGACCTGTTCCGCCAGCTCCAAGGGCTGCTTGCCAGGAGCCGGGTCTACGGTACAAAGCTCAAAGGTATTGTATCCAAGACAAAAAAGGAGGAGCGCATCGAGTCCCTGGAACCGGCCATAGAAAACGGGGTACTGCGGTTTATGCGGCATCAAAGGCTGTTGCTGGAAATGCTCGAACAGTACCCCAGCCATGACCATGACGACTTGCCGGACGCACTGCAAATGGCGGTGGAACTGGCCGGGGGCAATCGGCGCAGGACGTTTCACAAAAAACCCCCGGGCTTGTAAAAGGCGGTGCCGGGTAGACCGAAGTATGAAAACGTAAAAAGGAGGATTCCAAAGGTGGCATTATTCGGAATCGGGGCATACTACCCGCCCCTGGACCACCGGGACCGCATAAAACGGTATAAAGAAAACCGAAAGCTGTTCCAGGGGAAGCACTTCGATGTATTTAAACGGGTACAGGACCGTCTTTCCAAACGCCAAAATGAAATAATTTATATATCCGCCAACCTTCCTGCCGTCGTCTGCAAGAAGTCGGCGGATTTTTTATTTGGTGAGAGCTGTCAGTATTCTGCCGGTAAACAGGATGATTCCCCGGAGCAGAAGGCGCTGGATCGGTTTGTTTTGGATAACGAACTAAATATCACCAACTATGAGAGCGCCCTAGCCAACGCTTACCGGGGCGACTCCTTTTATAAGATTAGATATGGCCAGAAATACGGGGGCCTGATTGATAAGAAATATGACCCGTTCCGGGTGTTTGTCGAACAGCAGAACCCCGAGTATGTATTTCCGGAAACCGTTCCCGGGGACGCCAAGAAAATACTGGCATACCACATCGCCTATCCCGTGATGGTGGGGGAGGAGGATTGGGTCCTCCACGTTGAGAGCCATTACCCCGGAATAATTTATGAGGCAAAATACCGCATGAAGCCGGTTGTTATTACCGTTGACAACGAGGTCACGGAGTGGCGGATTTATGCTGAGGTTACGGATGCGCGGAATACCGTGGAGACTGGTGTGATCGAACCCCTGGTGGTACACGTTCCCAACTTCGCGACGGATGAAAGCTGGCAGGGCATGGACGATCTTACCGATATCAAGCCCATCTTTGATGAAATAAACAACCGGCTCTCTCAAATAGCTGTTATCCTGGACAAGCACTCCGACCCTGCGGTGGCCGTTCCTGCCGGAACCCTGGGCGAGGATGAGAATGGGAACCCCATTTTCCGTGTGGGCGTGGACAAGGTGTTTGAGGTTATGGGGAAGGACGACGTTGTTCCGCAATATATTACCTGGGATGGCCAGCTTCAAAACGCTTTCTCGGAGCTGGACCGGCTGATCGACTTGCTATTGGTTATTTGCGAGATTCCCACGGTAGCTTTGGGCAAGGGGGACAGCGGAACCTCTGGCAGTTCCGGCTTGTCGATTAAATGGCGCATGAACTCCATTCTCTCCAAAATTAACAGAAAGCGCCAGTATTACGACCGGGCGCTGAAACGTGTATTATTGCTGGCGCAGCAGCTGGAGCATGCACGCCTGGGAAGGCAGCCTTATGAAATAACTGTCCCGCGAATTAAGTTCAATGATGGACTCCCGGACGATGAGATGGAAATGGCCAATATAATGTCGGTGCGCACCGGGGGCAAGGCCACCATTAGCCAAAAGTCCGCCATCATATGGCTGGATGGGCTGACCGAGGAACAGGCCGAGGTGGAACTGGAGCGCATTAAAAACGAGGAAGCTATCGCAGACCCATCAATATTTAACCGGGGCGACGGGGGCGGTGAGGTATAATGCCGATTCCCGACTCGGCCTATGAACGGAACGTGGCGCAGTTAGTTAGGTACTACAAAAAGGCGTTTAAGGAAATCCTGGGCCAGATGAAGGGCATTCAAAACGGTATCGAACGCGCCCAGGCGGAATCGCTGCTAAAACAAATTGATTTTATTCTCCGGGAGCTGGATGAAAATACTAAGCGTTGGTGCCAAACCACCATAAATGACGCTTTTAAGAGAGGGCAGATTGGCTGCATTATTAAGCTCGGGGATGCCAAAACCCTCGCAGAGGCGGCGTCCCAGGCATCCTTTTCAATGCTGGCGCGGGAAACAGTGGAAGCCCTTATTAATGATACCTATGAGGACCTGCTGCTGGCCACCCAAAACACCAAAAGAAAAGTGGTTCAACTTGTAAAATCTGCTGCTAGCGACACTTTAAGGTTGAGAGCGGCCCAACAGCTTGGTCGGCGGACTTCCAGCAAGGAAATAGTGGAAAGGCTGGCGGGGAGGGGGTTATCCCGTACCCTGGACGATGAGGCATGGGTGGGCATCGTAGATAAAGCTGGTCGACGCTGGAACCTTTCCACCTATTCCGAGATGGTGGTGCGGACCAAGCTGCAACAGGCACATATTGAAGGGGTCCGGACCGAGGCCCTGGAGCGTAAGGTTGACCTTGCGGTTATCAGCTCTCACGGGGCAAGGGATGCCTGTGCCAAGTTCGAGGGCATGGTTATTTCCCTAAATGGAATTACACCGGGGTATCCCACCTATACGGAGGTAAGGGCAACGGGGCAGATATTTCACCCCAATTGCCAACATTCCGTTAATGCACTCCGGGATATATCGTTGCTGCCACCGGCGCTGCGGGAAAGGCATGCGGAGCAACTGAAAAATGCGGAGAAGGTGCTGGGTAAGACCTTTTAAGCAGAATCCTGGATACCTTATAATGCAAAGAGGTGCTGAACATATTGGTAAGAATGCGACACAAGAGTTTAACCCCCAAAAGGTCTATCATAGCCGTGTGGCTTTTCCTTCCACAGAGCAAAGAACCTTAATACTTGAATCTTATTTTATTTCCGTTGTAAATTTTTTCTTCACCTAAAAGTGCTAGTGACAACCATATAAGTATTGAAAATGCGGCGATGATTTGAATAAAACTTGTTATTGAGTTAAAGGTGCCATATTCAAAAGCACCAAGTCGTCCAAAAATATACTCTGACAAGTATATAAAAACACTAGCAATAATAATTAAAAATATTTTATTTAATGGTTTCCGAGGCAAAAAGTTTATCAACAGAAGACCGCCAGCAGCCCCTCCAATAATATGAAAAGGAGGTACACCTGATATTAATACGAAATACTTGGTAAACTCGAAGTACCCAAGTTTTATAGAAAAATAATTTACAATGAATAGCCATAAAGCTGACAGCACTGCCACTGGCCAAAGCTCTTTAATTCTTTCAAAAGGAATCAGAGTTAATACAGCAGCCCACAGTATTGTGGCCCAAATAAGATTCTCCAACTTTTGTTTCCTCCTACGTACAATTTTACACAGTATTTCCCTTAGACTATTTTATAATACAAAGGTTATTAGTGCCTATTAAGCAATGCATGTTAATGTCGTATAACAAAGATGTTACGACAGTTTGCTTGAACAACTGGAAATCTCGAATACCCTTTATATTTTAGGGCGTTGCTATAGGCAGCGCCTTTTTGCATTTCAAAAACATTTTGCCCGCCGTGGAACGTGACCACGTAAAAAGACGGAAGGCGCAAGGAGGACAATATGTCGGAAGTTAACAGCAAGAACCCGAATACAGAGAACCTGAACCCCGGGCAAGACCTCCCGGCTGCGGAGCCGAAAAACACCGATCCTGGTCAAAAGCCTACCACCCCAAACCCCGAGCATATGATTCCCAAAAGCCGGTTTGATGAGATTAATACCAAATATAAGGACGTTCAGACCAAGCTGGACGAGCTACTGGCCGAAAGGGAAAAGGCTGATAAAAAGGCCAAGGAGCAGTCCGGCAAATTTGAGGAGCTGTATAAAACCACCTCGGATGAGCTGGAAAGGACCCGGAGCGACCACAAGGACTCAGTAAAACGGGTACAGCAGCTTGAAAGCGTAATCAACTCACTGCTGGAAGCTAAACTGGAGGGGGTCCCCGAGGAGTTCCGGGATTTGATTCCGGCACACCTGACCCCGGAGCAAAAGCTGGATTGGCTTGGTGCAGCGGAGAAAAAGGAACTGTTCAGGACAACTAAAAAGGACGAGCCGGTGGGGGGCAATACAAACCCGGCACCGGGCCAAACATCGGACCTTAACACATTAAGTCCGATCCAACTTCTACGGGCTGCTTACGGGCAAAGGTAAGGC